TTATAACTCTTACTTTTTCCTGTTCACATTGTTGTTCTGTAGTATACTCATACAGTTCTATTTTAGGATTATCATTAAAATAAACAAGAATATATAATAGCCATGCTGTCTTCATAATCTTCCTATTCTATGAAATAAATTTAAAAGTTTTTCTTCTACTTCTTTATCAGGAGGTGAGGAATGTTTAATATAATAAGATATTACCTTTCTAATTAATTCAACATCAGCAGTAGCTATAGCAGGTTTACTTTCTTTCATTATATATCTACTAATTCACACACTCCTGCAGTACAGGCAAGTTGTTGTGATCCTTTAGTATTATCTTCTTTCTCAAAGTCTTGTAATTTATTCCAATCAATATTAGTTGGCATAGCTTTTACTAACTTCTTATAAGTTTTCTCATCTATATCTTGGTAAGGTGCTTGTTGATAGGTATGATCAGAGAAAGGTAAGAAGGATACACCACTTAGATGTTCAAAGTTTTCCCAACACCATGCACCAACAGGAACCCATTCATCTTCCTTAACACTAATAGTTACAGAAGGTTTATGTTCACACCAATGTTGTGCATAAATTTTCCATATCTCTAATTGTTCTATAGCTGTCATATCTGTTCTACATATGGAACCCTTTGGAGCCATCATGGGAAAAGAGAATACAGTTGTATGTTCTTCCTTTGTTACATCAGGTTCACTAGGTATACCAGATGCTTTCATAAACTCAGTCAATGGATCTTTGTTATCCCCTCTTACTGTTCTAATGTAATAAGGATTATGTCTAGCATGTATACCACTAGCACTATCTACTAACTGACTCACAGTACCTGAAGGTTTAACACAAGTGATAGCTGTTGATTGTGATATGCCTAACTTCTTAGCAAGAGTTTTGTTAGTGTCTATTGCTTCTTCTTTTAATCTTTTAAGTCTTGGTTCTAATCCATTAATAGTATTTAATTCTATTGAGTCCATGATACCAGTAAGAGAAACACCAAGTAATCTTTCTTCTTCTGTATTGTTTTGCCATCTCTTTCTTAGATAACCAAAATTAGTGAAGGTAGATTGTATAGTACCTAATAAGGTAGCAATTCTTACTTTACGTAGTAAGCTATTCATAGTATCAGTAGAGCGACAAACAACTTCCGTTAAGTTACAGAATTGATTTGGTCTTAGTATGATTTCACTACATGGATTAGTACCAAAGTCCCAAGCAGCATCTCGTCTACCATTCTCTGCAGCTTTCTTTTGAGCTGATGCTCTATTAAAGATACCTCTTTCACCTGACTTACTTTCATAGAGAGACAACCATTCCTTCATAAATATTCCTGGATCTGGTTTCTCTGTATAAGCTACAGAGTTATTAGCTAATGCTCTCTCTGGATTAGTAGTCCACCACTCACCTTTCTTAGCTGAACGTATACGTTGATCAGATAAATTAGATAAAGATATAAGTGCTGATCTTCTTACACCACCTACTACTACAACTTCCCCTGTCTTACATACAATGTCATGGCATTCCATAGAGGAAAGCTTTCTACCTTTAGCATTTTTAAATTTAAGAATAGTAAAGTCAAAGAGATCTACAAGAGGTTGAGGTCCACTTGCTCTACCACCAAATGTTTTTAACCTTGTACCTGCAGGTCTAATCTTTGATACATTAATCTTAGGTACTCTTCCTGTATAAAGATAAGATATTAAATCTCTAAAGCCTTTAGCCCATCCTTCTTTAGAATCAACAACAGATATAACATCTTCTGTATATTCAAACTCTACATCAGGAACAGTAGGTAACTTATCAGAGTACTGTCTCTCTACTGAGAAGCCTACACCTGTACCATTCATAAGGATATATAACACTTCATCAAAGGCTCTTGGGCTATCAATAGGAACATAAGAACAGTTATATCCTGCAACATGTTCTCTATCTAATGCTTTACCAGCAGTCATTAAGGCTCTCATAGAAGGCATAACTTCTAAAGATAGTATAGCTTCTTCTATTTCAGTCCATTCTTTATTTTTAATTACACCTTTATAATTAGTATCCATATGTTCTTTAAAGAAAGCTATAAGTCTACCAACAGTTTCACTCCAACTTTCTCTTCTATTTTCATCTTCTAGCCATCTAGAATACCTAGACATATGAATAAATGTTTGATATTCAGTAGGTAAATAATTACCTCCTAATAATGAAGCCATTTAATCCTCCTTTCCATAATCTAATTCTAATATTAATTCTGCATAATGAATTGCTTTTTTAATATCTTCTGCTCCATTCTTTCTTCTATGACGTGAAATATATTTAATTATATTACCTTCACAAAAGTTAAGTTTATTTTTAGTAATATAATCAATAGAACTAATAGCAACATCTTTATAATGATCACCACCTATTTGTTTATCACTAGCTTTACTATACTCATATTCATATGAGCCTTTTTTTAAAGTATCTTCTTCAGAAAGTTTTCTTTTCATATAAGTTCTATAACTTTCTTGAGATAATCCTCTATCTTCTCTTAAACCATGAGGATCTTCTTCTTGCTTCTTTGGATATACATAATCGGTCATATTAAACTCCCTTATTTATTATTACTATCTAATAATTTATTAATTCTTTTTCTAACAAAAGTTACTTCTTTAGACTTTAAAACTTTATATGCAAATGATCTAACATAACTAGAATCTATACTAGCATTGTCACATACATGTTCAAAGTTATTACATGTAACACCTACACTACAAAAGAACCATGCAGTTGCACTTTCTCTTGCCTTTAAAGAAGTTTCACTTTCATTACTTGTTTTAGGCTTAGATGCGTCTAGTAAGGCTTGTAGAATTACAGCCAAGAAAAGTAATTTCTCTTTAGAACTTTTAGTTTGCGAGCTCTTCAGTAATCTTGTGTATAATAGTGCTTCGTTTTCTTTCATCAATCCAGTCTTTAGGTACACCTTCTCTTATAGAACAATATTTAAATTCATACTTATCACACCAACTTCCGTTTGTCATCTTACCTTTTTTATAAAGTTTAGCTTTTGGATTAGTAAAAATAAATCGTATATCTATCCAAGGTTTTTGTTTTCTAATAAATAAATGCTTCTTTCTGTCTTCAATTTTAAATCTTCCTTTAACTTCTAAAATAATTCCATTACCTAGTAAGAAGAAATCAGGTATATACTTTTTCTTTTCATACCATTCATAATCTATTTTACCTTTCTCATACGAATAAGAAATATTTTGTTCTTCTAATATATTATAAATATCTTCTTCAGCTTTTGATCTAAACATTAAATTCTTCTAAAACGTCAGGTACTCTCGCAACTTTTGTAAGATACTGTATACCTTTCGCATAATGAAACATACGAAGTCCTTGACCATTATTAGTATCAGACCAACAAGAATGCTTATGCGAACAATAAACGCAACCAATAGGAAGCTTATAATTCCCACTTGTACCATGGGGTATAGCACTATAACACCTACTAGGTGGTGTAGTTTTTTTAATGATTTTTTTAAGGTAGTTGACCCTATCTTCAGCATTTATCATTTCCATTTCATGTATTTTTAATAAAGTTAATTGACCACTTTGTTTATCTATTACAAAAAAAGCAGCTTCTTTATCTTGTTTATCTTCAGCGTAAGCAGATAGCTGTCCTATGTAACCAAAAGGATCATCTTCACTTAGCCTTCCACTAGCAAACTTCTTAAAGGAATTACCAGAGGCACTTTTAATATCTACTAACATATCATCTATGCGACAATCTTGATGTCCTAAAACTCCTGCAATACTTATTTCTTTTTGTTCTTCTGTTATTTTATGTCCAGCTAATTTTGTAAGTGTTATTAATAAACTTTCTAATAAATGTCCATATAAAAACTTAATTCTTGTAGGGGAATCAAAGTATTTTTCTTTTTTCCCTTCTTGTAAATCATACCATAATTGTCTATCAGGTTTACCAATAGCTGATAATCTTAAATTAGATCTCTCTTTAGGTTCTGAAAAGACATACTCTTTTAAAATTTCTTTTACTTCGCTTGCAAATGTATTTAAATGAAGTTCAACTTCTTCTTTGCTTAACGGAGATCTTTCATCTACTTCAAATAATTTATAAATATCTTCTATTAATGTATTAATATTTTTCATATATATATAAAAATAAAGGGGCAGTCACCGATAAAAACTACCCCTCTATTCCCTCTATCAAGTTAAGGATTAAGCAAATGCTTCAGAAGGATTAGCTGAGTCACTTGCATATCCATCAACTTCGTCAAAAGTTTCTTCATCACCTGAACTAAATGGTATTAAATTAGTTACTTGTATAGATTTCAGGTCTGCTGAAGTACCTTTACGTCCTTTAAATTCCCAATCATAGGTAGAATAAAGAACATTAACATCTGAGCCATTACCAATCATGGTATTAGTCATTTGTCTTTTCTTTGCATCTACTAAATCAGGAGTACGATTCATCTGACCATCTTTTCTACGTACTTTTCTTTTAATAGTTACAAAGTCTCCACGATCATCACCTTTATTTTTGACAGTTAACCCATCATTTTTAAGTTGATCAATCGAATCTTTATCTAAGTTACCTACATCAACTGTCCATATACCATCTGGATCAAATGTAGTATTTGGTGTGGCAATAGATGCCCAATAAGCTTTACCTGTTATAACCATATTATTTTACTTCCTTTACTATTGAAATTAATAAATCTTTTGTGTAAGTTTTAAAAGATTTATTAATTGATTAATTTATATAAAATTATCTCATACTTTTAAAATATTGTCAACCATTAAATTAAATAAAATTATATTAATGTGTATTTGCCCACGTTTTACCAACTTTCCATTCACTATCTAACTCACAATTAAGTTTTAATACTTCTTGTGTTTTCTTCATAGACTCTTTAGTTATCTGACCAAAGACAGTTATATCATTATTATTAACTTCAAATTGATATTCATCATGGATGGAAGCAACAAGTTTAGCATCTATTCTTGTCGTTTTAATTGAGGACATTATCTCAAGAAGCCAATGCTTGCAGACTACAGCTCCTGCACCTTGAATCAAAGTGTTAAGTGCACTATGTGAACTACGGATATGTAGTAATCTCCCATCCAATCCTCGAATGATACCTGCTCCAGATGCATTTTGAACTTTCGTTCTTAATGCATTCAATGCTGGCATATTCGATAAAAATCTATCTATTAATTGTTGTCCTTTCTTAGCACCACCACCAACAATCTTACCTATTTTTGCAGCTCCAGCCCCATAAAGAAAAGCATATATAAAAGTCTTTGCTTGATCTCTATTAGTTAAACCTGCCATTTCCATATTAGCTGTATGTATATCTCCTGTAAGTAACTCATTAGTAAACTTTGTATCATTCATATAGTGAGCTAAACATCTTAGTTCTAACCCACTAGCATCTGTACCAACTAATGAGTATTTAGTTATATCAGAAACAGTCCAACAATCTCTACACTCTTTACCATAAGGTGAATAAACAGCTGGTACTTGAGCCATGTTAGGTGAGTTATGTGCCATACGTCCTGTAATAGTACGCAATGTCATTACTTTACCATGAACTTTATTATCTTTATCACATAATTCTATCCATGATTTAATTTGTGCTACTCTTTTTTGTAATAGTAAATATCTTGAAAACATTTTAGCTTCTGGCATATTAATACTTTTTAATACTTCTTCATTAACAATAATATTTCCTTTATCTGTTTTAAGTTTAGGTTTCCATCCTTTTT